AGATTGATAACCAACTGCTGTATTTCCTCCTCCTGTGGTATTTTTTTTTAATGCACAAGCACCTAATCCTGTATTACCAGATACTGTTGTGTTACTACACATGGCTCTAAAACCTAATGCTGTAGTAAAAGCACCTGTTGTGTGAACCAATAAACTACCACAACCAACTCCTACGTTACCAGTACCTGTTGTGTTAGCACCTAAAGCATCAGCTCCAATTGCTACGTTAGAAGCACCTGTAGTATTTGCGTCTAAAGCAAGATACCCAACTGATGCATTACATGTACCTGTTGTGTTAGAATTTAAAGAGCCAGCACCAATTGTTGTATTAAATCCACCTGTAGTGTTTGCACCTAAAGTGCTTCTACCTGTTGCTGTATTATTAGTACCTGTCGTATTAGCATCTAAAGAAAGATCTCCTACTGCTGTGTTGCTAGAACCTGTTGTGTTTACACCTAAAGCATTACTACCCACTGCTGTATTGGTGTCTGCTGTAGTGTTAGCATCTAATGCTCCACAACCAATTGCTACGTTTCTATCTCCTGTAGTGTTAGCATTTAAAGCATACAATCCTATTGCAACATTTTCTGTACCTGTTGTGTTAGTAAATAAAGCATTACGACCTATTGCTACATTGCCTGCACCTGTTGTAGTTGCTTGCATAGAATCAAAACCAACTGAAGTATTATTAGCTGCTGTTGTTGCTACACCTAATGCTTCTCTACCTATTGCAACATTACTAGCTCCTGTAGTATTTGTTTTTAAAGAACCTTTACCAACTGCAACATTTCTAATACCTGTTGTGTTAGCTAACATTGCATCTTTTCCTATGGCTGTATTTTCACAACCTGTTGTGTTAGCTCCTAAAGAACTTTTACCAAGTGCTGTATTATCTGAAGCTGTTGTATTACCATCTAAACTATTTGTACCAACTGCTGTATTATTTGCTCCAGTAGTATTAGCACATAAAGCTTTGAAACCTATTGCAACACTATTAGTATTATCATTTGATCTTAAAGCAAAATTACCTATTGCTACATTTTCATTTGTATCAGTATTTGCATGTAAAGCACAACGACCAATTGCAATATTATCTACACCTGTTGTGTTAGATGTTAAAGCAAGATAACCTATTCCAGTATTACAGCCACCTGTTGTGGTAGCCGCTAAAGCACAAGCACCTAATGCTGTATTTTGTGCTGCTGTTGTCATGACATCTAAAGAATTTAAACCTACTGCTACGTTATTATCTCCAGTAGTTAATGCTCCAAACACTCCTGTACCAACTCCTGTGTTTCCTATAGCAGAATCTAAAGTACCTGTACTAGAAGTACCTACTAATAAACTGTTTGTAAAATTTGTTCCACCTTCTTTGTGAGTTATTCCACCTTCTGATGCTGACCAAGATATATCTGTACCATCTGAGGTTAATACTGTTCCATTTGAACCTGGTGCTAAAAGAGCAGAAGCTCCACTAGCATTACCATAAATTATTTTACCTCTAGCTACTGCATCAAGTAAATTTAATTCTGCTGCTGTTGAGGTTACTCCATCTAATATGTTTAATTCTGCTGCAGTTGATGTTACTCCATCTAAAATATTTAATTCTGCTGCTGTAGACGTTACATTTGTTCCACCAATATCTAAAGTTGTTGCAGATATTTCTCCTGCAACTGTAGCAATGCCATCAGCTAAAGTTATTAAGTCAGTATCATCTGTGTGACCAATTGTTGTTCCGTTAATTAAAACATTATCAACAGTTAAAGTTGTTAAAGTTCCTAATGATGTTATATTAGGTTGTGCTGCTGTTGTTACTGTAGCCGCAGTTCCTGTAGTATTTTGGTTAAGAGTCCCGATTGTAAAATCTAATGTGTTGTCTGCATCTTGATATGCTACTGTAATACCTGATTCAGTATTTGAAGATACCATTGCACCGACTGTATCTGAAATAACTTCAGACAAATCAATATTGGCTGTACCATCGAATGATACTCCATGAATTGTTCTTGCTGTTGCTAATGCTGTAGCTGTTGCGGCATTACCTGTAGTATCTTGATTAAGAGTTCCTACTGTAAAATCTAAAGTATTATCAGCATCATCGTATGCAACTGTAATACCAGATTCAGTATTTGAAGTAACCATAGCACCAACTGTGTCAGAAATAGTTTCTGCTAAAGTAGTACCAGCAAGAGTTAATGCTCCTGATATATCTACTGCACCATTAATATCAATAGTAGTAGCTGCTATTTGTACTTCTGTATCTGCTACTATATCTAATTGACCATCAGTTGATTGAAAAATATAAGTTCCAGTGTCGCCAAAATTTAATCTTTCTGTACTATTTATTAAGATGTCATCAGAGAATTTAAAGTAATCCTCATCTTCCATCCATGTTAATACACCATCAGCAGTTTCTCCATCAAATGTTACAGCAATATCTGTCCCTGCTGTAGCATCACCAATAGTGATTGCTGTGCCTAATAATTTTGTAATAGGTCCACCCTCTGCGGCTGTCCCATCGTGAGTATGCCCTGAAGTTACAGCGAATGCAGAAAGAAGTTGATTAAACTCCGCATTTAAATCCGATGCTTCTATAACTGCTCCATCAACAATTGCTGATGCACTCTGTCTTGTGTATGTTGCTCCCATCTACCTTCTTCCCCCTGGTGTAAATTCTAATTGAAACCCTTTGATTGCAAAGGGTGAGTTAGTACTTGTGTCTGTTATTTTTAATGCTACTGCAAATCCTGATCCTTCTATTGATTCCCTAGTTATAGGTAAATCTCCTTGACCATAAGCTGCTATACCAAATGTCCCTGTTCCAAAATATGCTCCACTACCAGATGATTCTAATGCTATTAAACTTGGTTGAGGAGTGTCTATATCGTCATAATTGTATCTTACAAATAAACTAGAACTTACAACACCTTCAGGTTCCCAGTTTAAATTTATTCTTTCCATAGATTTTCTAATTCCAGCATCACCCATTGTCATGTCTGGTGATCTGTATGTTGCATCAATAGCAGATGTTGAACTTGCTGTTGTAAACACATTTCCTGATTCTTGTAAATATATGTATCCATCATACCCACCATGTACTACAGTTTCTACATTACTAATATAATCAGAATCACAACTAGAAACTTTTAAACCTTTTAAATCTGCATACTCAAAACCTAATTGACCTGTATTAGGATTTGATTTAATAACTGCTAATAATCCTTTTTGACTTGCTTCTAATCCATTGGTCTTTGGGTAGAATAGTCTATATTGAGATTTATTTCTAACTACTGTTGCTGTAACATTATCATATGTAATCTCATTAATTCTTTCTTGTACTTGTTTTGAAATAGTACCAAGTTCTACGTCACCAATTCTTTCTGTACCAGCAATTGTTCTTAAACCATCTGCTGCTAAAAATATTAAATCTCCACCTAATTCTTGAATAGAGTTGTGTGCTATTGTACCTACGTTTTTAGCAACTTCAGCTAGTGCAAAATTACTAGAACTAGTACCTGTTAATTTATAAATTTTTCTTTGGCAGAATATAAATAATTCATTTCTAAATACTTTTAAGCCAGTAACAACATCACCAACTTTTATTTCTCCTGCACCTGTATCAAAATCATCTTCAGTAAAAGGTCCTGAAAAAATTATACTATGTGTTGCATTAGACATTCCACCATAAAATACATGGTTAGCAAATGATTTAACAAATTTAGGATTAGTAGGGGCACTGCCTCCACCTGTTGCATTTATAACATCTACTGCAAAACTTGTATTTACTGTAAATGCTGCAGCCTCACCTGTTGCAACTATAATTTTACTTGTTCCATTAAAATTAAATTTATCAAAATCGTATGTGTGAGTTGTCCCTAAACTAGTTGCAAGTGATGTCCATGACCCACTTGTACCACCATAAGAAACTGTACCACCTCTACCTACAATTATTTTATCATTAAATACTGCTGACATTTGTACTCTCTCTGTAGCAGATGCTACTTGAGGTACTATTGTTGAATTATATTTTGTAGTCCCATTAAGTCTTCTGTAACCACCCTCTGTAGATGGTTCAAAATTTGTTAATTGTAATGCTTCTCCTGGTTGCATATCATAAACATCTTTGTTTAAAACAAGCCCACCACCACAGGTAGCATTAAATGGCTGGATATCAGAAGTATTTGGCATTACCTATTTTTTTTATTTAATAATTTAATAGCTTCTTCTAGAGTAATATTAGGCATTACTTTAATACCTAGTTTTTTTTCTAATTTATCTTTAATTGAAGAACCTGGAAGTTTTTCAAGATCTCTATAATTAATTCCTGGTCTATATGTTGCTTCTTTTACATTTTCAGCTTCTGCTTTATTTGCTTCTATTGAAAACTTTGGATGTTCGTTTGTATATTTTTTACCTGCATTATCTGTTAGTGCCATAATATTCCTATTAGTTTGTCATTGTACCAGAAGATCCTACACCTATTCTTGAATCTTTCATATATTCTTGTCTAGATGCGTAGTCAACTCTTAGTAATTTTAATTTTCTTTGAAAGTCTCTATCTGCTAATGTAGCATGTTGAGGATCTGATCTTAACATGTATGTATAATATTTTGATCTATCAACAATTAAAGGTCTAAACCTATCTGGTAAAGACATAGTATCACCATGTGCTGATAACTCTGTATGTGTTTGATAGTAATCATATTCAATTGAATAATCATCTGCATCTGGTATAGGGCTTAATCCATAACTAGAATAATTAGGTTTTCTATAAACATATACAGGTAATGCGTATGAACCATCACCATTATCTACATCCATTGTCTTAAATCTTTGTAACCAATCATCATATGTTATATAATGTAACTTTCTAGGTCCTACATTATCTCTAGAAATTCTAACATAATCAATATCTAGATTAGTTGAAGTTACTGTATTATTTAAAGTTATAAAAGTTGTTTGTGCTGTAGCCGTAAAAGTTGTTTCAAAAACTTTACCTGCACCAAAATTACTAACTGTTGCTGTAGTATTTAAATTTTGAGTTCCTTCTGCAGCTGTACCAACTTGAATTTTTAAAGCTTGACCAACACTTTCAGTATCATAAAATTTTAATTGTAATTTATATATTTTATTAACTGTAGTTGATATAGCTTGATGTGCTGCAAAATCATTTAATCTTAGTCTACCATTACCAGTTGCTGTATATGCTGCACTTCCTGCACCAGCTATTGTAGTCCAACTAGTTATATTAGAAGTAAACTCACCATTTGTAATTAATTCAACTGGCTTTAGAAAAAAAGAATCCCAATCAACTTTACGCATATCTGATTCTAAAGCATATTCTTGAGTACCTAATACAGTATTTTTTGTTGTACTAGTATGAAGGGCAGGTATTTCTCCTGCTTCATTATAAATATCATGAATAGACTTATTAACAAAGTTTTTAACAGAGGTTTGTATACCTCTGCTAGAACTAAAATTAGAACTTGTTAATGCAACTTCATTTAATTCTTGTAAAACATTGTTGCTTAGTGTTAAGTATGTTGTAGCCATATTTATTAAGATTCTTTGTTGTTATTTTCTGTATTGTTATCTTCTGCAAATTGTTCGCATCTAATTAATAATCTTTTAATCCTAGACTGTGCTTCATCTAATTGCTGTTTTAAATCATCAATCTGCTTTTTTAATGCAGTATGGTCAGATTTGTATTCAGAAATTATTTCAAGAAGTTGATGTCTTTTCTGATATTGCATTAAGCATTGAAGTTATCTTATCTAATTTCTCAGATTGCTCTTCAACTTTAGTTTCTAAATTCTCTAGTCTTTGTCTAGCACCTTCATTATTTCCACCAAGATAAATTTTCTTTGGTCCCGATACACCTTTTTGTTTAAATGTTAAATCGTATGTAGCCATAATTTTTCCTATTAGTTATGAAGGGATTTAAATAAGGGGGATATTACTACCCCCCTCAAGTTACTATTTATTATGATACGTCTGTA